AGGAGGCAACATGACAAGATACGTAGTTCGATACGCCGAAGAAAATTATGGAATCATAACGTTTGACGCTAACTCTAAAGAAGAAGCAGAAACGTTGATAGCACAGGCAGAACAAGGTGAGATAGAAACAGAAGACTTACCTAACTACTCAAGAAGTGTTAAGTCTTCTAGTTATTCTTTAACAGCCTTAGAAGAAGTTCAACCTTCTTTACCGCCAATTCCTATTATGGGAGTTATCGTATGATAAAACATCAAACCGAGCATAAGTGTTCTTGCATACCTTGCAGACAAGACCGAGTAAAAGAATGGGTAGGCAAGTTACTTGATTGGGGAATACCTGCAGACAACATACTCATGGACATAAACCAGTATGGTGGCAAGGTAGTTCTCTTCTCAGGTAACCAAGATTTAGATGCTCATTACACTCACAAACAAAAGTGGTGCTATCAATTTAACGACACTACTTTGGAATACGCAAAAACTTGGTGGTTAGCACACCATCAACCAACCCTTAAAGAAGAAAGGATTTCCCTATGACAACACTATCTGTAATCAAAGCAAGTATTCGTTGGAAAGAAGACCCTGTTACAAAGCAAATGACCTTGAACACAGACAAGGTTACGTTTGCAATTAAGCAAGCAGAGTGGGAAGGCAAAGAAGACCAACACCCACTTGATGATGAAATCTTCTTTTGGCTTGACCCTGAAGAAGCAGACAAACTGTGTGCTGGTTACGACATGGGAGACTGGAAGATAGTAAGGGTTAACTCTCGTAGAGAGATAACTGTGTATCCTCCTGTTCTAAAAGATTATGTAGAAGAACTAAAAGAAAACCTAAAGAAGAAGCAACTCTTGGTTAAAGAGTTGGAAACTATGATTAAAGAAGGAGAGCCTCATGTATCTACAAACAACTGATTTAATTGCAATCATAATTGCGCTTGTCTGTTCATGTCTAGTTATGGTTGTATCTGTTAACGCTCATCGTCACTTGCTTAGAGTTAATAAAGAACTTATGAAGACTGTCCGAATCCTGCAAGGTAAGGAAAAGGTAAATGAATAGCGTTGAAGAAGATTTAAGGTTTGCTGGTCAACTCAGCATGTGTGGGCAGTCGCTTAAACTGGCTGTTCAAATCTATGCTGACATGATTGACACAGGCTATCAACCCACTAACTATGTAACCGCAGGAAGGTTCTTAGACACCATGCTAGAGGCTTCAAAAGAACTTACAGAAATAATGCAGAATCATGCTGCCGTTATAAAAGCACACGCTGAGTTAGGTAAGATGTAACCATGCTCAAGAAAGGAGCAACAAATGCAAGAGTGGCTAACTCAAAAAGACTTGGCAGAAAAAGCAGGGATAAGTCAAAACACGTTAAAGAATTATCTCTATCGAAACTTAAACACCCTTCCCAAACCCGATACTTATTTCGGGAGGACTCCTGTGTGGAAAGCAGAGACCGCAGAGGCTTGGGTTCAAAGCAGAAGAAGGTTGCCTCAAAAGCAAGATAACTAACACTTACTAAAAGAGAGAGGAGCAAGTGTATGGCTTATGTAATTACACGAAACAAACGGCACACAGGTTACTTCCGCAACAAAAATAATCGCGTAGTGTCTGCAGGCACGTTTGACTCAAAAGCCAAAGCCTTGTCTTCTGCAATTCTTGCGGAGGGAGGGCTGTCGGTAGATGACTCAGAAACAAACCAAACCTTGGAGGCATACTTAGAGGAATGGTTGATTAGAACAGATGTTCGCTTAATAACTAAGAAAACTTACAAAACTTCGTTAAAGAAGTATGTGATTCCTTCTTTAGGAAATAAGCAGGTCTTGTCTATAACAAAACGTGATGTTCGTAGCCTTTTTGAAAAACTTCTGCAAGAAGGCGTAAGCCCTTCCACCGTTCTCCATGTATAGATTGCCTTGGGTTCTGCCTTCCGTCCGCTTTTTAGAGCCTGACGACTTCAAGCAAATAGTTGCTAATTTACCTACTGACGGAGCAAAGTTATTCGCTCAGTTTTTAATTGCAACAGGCTGTCGTTTTGGAGAAGCAACAGAGTTACGGGTAAAAGACTTTAACTTTAAGTCTAAAGAAGTTTACATTCGTAGAACTGTATGCGACATAGGCAAAAAATCAAATAATGGTTCGCGTTTTTTAATAGTTCATACTACAAAAAATAATCACAAACGAACAGTAGTGATTAGCACAACTCTGTTAAAAGCCTTAAAAGCCTTTATAGCAGATAAAAAGTTATCTAATAATGACCTCTTGTTTGGCAATAACACTATCGAAGTTGGTAAACTTATTCATGCAGGTAGTTCTTCCGTAAGAACTAACGAGACCTTTACTGTCAAAGGTAGAGTCTTCAACCATGCAACTCCTTACGCTTACAACGTGGGAAAGTGCAGGTGTGACCTGTGTAAACAAGCGATAAAGGATTATCGCAAACAATACAGAAAGGACAAATCAAAAGGCAGAGAAATCCTTAGCCAAAATACTGGCTCAGGTCATCTCAGTCGAACCAAGTGGAGAACCATTTGGAACGAAGCCATAGAAAAGTCAGGTATTGGTTGGTATCCAAAAACGCACGACTTAAGACATGCAAACGCCACTCAACTGTTAAAGAAGGGTGTTGATGTGCATGAGGTTAAGGAACGTTTGGGTCATCAGTCAATCACAACTACGGAGCGGTATTTACACCGTATCCGTCACCAGCAGTCGAAAGCAGGGGAACTTGCGGACGAGTATCTGTTGGGAGAAAGGTGAGAAACTATGCGACTAACACAACGTGGAAAAAAAGTAATTGCAGTAGCAATTATGACAATAGCAGGAGCATTGTTTTGTAGTGGTTTTGTTGTAGCAAGAGCACTAGAAGCAATCCCTAAAGAAGTAGTAAAGGCACAGCCAGTTCCTTTACTCCAATCCTCAGTCGAAAAAGAACTAAAAATAAAAGCCCCTTCAGACAAGTTAGAGAACTACCGTAACAAGGTAAAACTCTCTCACTTAGAATGTAAAGGGCTTTTAAAAGAAGTTGGGTTCAAAGGCAAAGCCTTAGAACAAGCATGGGCTATCGTCATGCGTGAAAGCAACTGTCGTTCTCATGCCTACAACGGCAACGAGAAGACAGGAGATAACTCTTACGGAATCTTTCAGATAAACATGATTGAAGAAGTAGGAGATTCACGCAGGGAGAAGTTCGGCATGGTCTCTAATGCGATGTTGTTAGACCCTGTGACAAATGCCCAAATTGCTTATTACATGAGCAAGGGCGGAACTGATTGGTCGGCATGGAAGGGTATGACCCCTCGTGCACAAGAATGGCTAAAGAAGTTTCCTAAGTAATACAAGCAGTAAGTAAAGAGCCTCCTGTGTTGATAGCAGGAGGTTCTTTGCTGTAACCTACAACTATGAGGAGGAAATAAACATGGGCAAACACCTAGATAAAATACAAGCAAGTCTCGAAGTTCGTAAAGCCAATCATAAAGGTCCTGGTGGCAAAGTTCCAGGAAGTATGAATAAAAAGAAGACTGGATACTCCAGTATTAAGTCTAACGAAGCCAAATCACGATTAGGTAAGTAAACAAAAACCCCCTACAGCAACTGCTGTGGGGGGTTTTTTTGTATCATTTTCTTATGGCAACTGAGAACAAACCAACTCCTGACGAAGCAAACTACGTAGTTCAGCGAGGAACTAAAACAGACCTAGGTAATGGACAAACACGTCATACTGGAAGACACCCACAAAACCCTGACCACAAGATAACTATTGTTACAGCAACTGTAAACAACAAGCCTCACATTATCAAAGCCTCTCGTGAACTTATACCTATGCAAGAAGTTAATGACGCAGCAAAAAAGCGTGAAGCAGAAGCCAAAGCAAGTAAAGATAGAACTGCTGCAGCCCAAAAAGCACAACTTGCTAAAAAGCGTGCCAGAACTCCAGCACCTAAAAACAAAAAGAAGTAATTAACCTTCTTTTATAAGCCTTACTTCACAAGCATCTGTGGTGCAGTAAGCCTCACCGATAGCGTCTGAAGCCATACCTGCATACACACCTTCAAGGTCAATAGGGAACAACTTCATAGTTGCTTCTTCGTATTCTGCTTCAGTAATCTGCGTGTAAGGCATTTGTGGATACACAGCGTTACCCATCGGCAAGAACGAAACAGTTTTCATTCTTCCCTCAAACATTCTTAAAGCCGTTCCAATCTCTTTACTTTCTTTTTCAGGGTCGAAAGTTACTGTAACTGATACAGAGTTATCGCTCCAGTAGAACTGAGCAGTTGCTGCTAAGTCCATTTTTTCGTAGATTGAAACTTCTTTTTCAGCACGCTTAGCCTCTGTCTTAATCGGGAAGAAGACAACAGAAGTTGTTTCAGGAGATTCAGAAGCAGGCTCAACTCGATACTGAGCCATTTTGAAAAGAGGAAGCATTGGGTCAGAGTTAGCAAAGCGAATTGCTCTGTTAAAGAACTTACCACCTGAAGCCCA